CGGCAGGCATGGCCCTGTCGAAGCCCTCAGAGATGCCAGGCGGCAGGAACCGCCCGACCTGGTCCCTGAACTCTCTCGACGGGGAGTTGATGCCCAGGGCGTCCTTGGCCGCGTCCAGGAGGCTGCTGGCCAGGCTGCTGACCTTATCCGTCAGCCAGCTCCAGCCGGAGCTGATGCCGTCCCAGATGCCGCTGACGATGTTCTTGCCGATGTCCAGCATCTTGCTGGGCAGGTCCTTCACACCGTTCACGACTGCGTCGAAGAGGCCCTTGGCCGCCTCCGCGCCCTTTGCCTTTAGATCAGAGCCCCACTGGACCACCTTGCTGGCTGTATTGGCCAGCCATGTCCAGAACTTCTCGGGCAGCTGGCTCAGCCAGCTGATGATTGTCGAGATCATACTGGAGAGCGCGGAGCTGGCATTGCTGATCAGCTGCTGCCTCCACTGAATGACCTTATTGATCGTATTGACCAGCCACGTCCAGAACTTGCCCGGCAGCTGTGAGATCCATGTCACGACCGTGCTCAGCATATTCTGCAGGGCAGAGCTGGCGTTGCTGATCAGCTGCTGCCTCCACTGGATGACCTTATTGATTGTATTGACCAGCCACGTCCAGAACTGTCCGGGCAGTTGGCTGATCCAGCTGATGATGCTGCTCAGCATGTTGCTCATAGCTGCCCCGGCATTAGAGAGCATCTGGCTGGCCCACTCGTAGAGCTTTGTCAGGACGTCGCCGAAGACTTCCCAGAAGATCCCGGGCAGCTGCTTGATGACGCCCCAGATGGCCTGGACGACCTGCAGGAGCGCGTTGCCGATGTCCGGCAGGGCGTTCACGATGCCAGTGCCCAGCGCCAGGATCAGCTCGAAGCCTGCCTTGATGATCTCAGGGATGTGCTGGATCAGAGTGGTGGCGAGGTATGCCACCAGCTGGATGACGGCCGGGATCAGCTTCGGGAGTGCCTGGGCCAGTCCCGTCGCCAGGCCGGTGATGATGTTGGCCGCCGACTGGACGAACTGCTCGAAGCCTCCGGAGTCAATGAAGCTCGTGATCGCGTCCACGACCTTCTGAGCGGCGCCCGCCCAGTCGAACGTGGTGACGAAGTTCTCCAGCTCTTTCATGAGGTCGAAGACCGCGTTGACGACCGCAGGGACCAGGCTCATGACCAGGCTCGGGATCTGTGCCGCGACGGCCTTGATCAGTGCCGGAAGGGTGGAGACCAGCCTCGGGATGATCTCGTTCAGGTTCTTGATGATGTTCTCGGCCGCAGTGCCGAAGGCGTCAGCGAGCTGCTGAGCGTCTCCGGATCCGTTCATGAAGTTGTCCCAGGCTGCCTTGGCCGAAGTCATGGAGCCCTCGAGGGTGGTGGCCGCCTCTTTGGCGGTCGTGCCGGTGATGCCCAGCTCCCCCTGGATGACATGGATCGCACTGTAGACGTCGTTCAGGTTCGAGATGTCGTACTTCTGGCCGCTGATCTTCTCCGCGTCCTTCAGGAGTCGCTCCATCTCTGTCTTGGTGCCGTTATACCCGAGCTTCAGGTTGTCGAGCATGGTGTAGTTCTGTTTCGCGAAGCCCTGGTACGCCTGCTGGATCGAGCCCATGTCGGTGCCCATTTTGTTCGCGTTGTCGGACATGTCGACCAGTGCCTGGTCGGCTGAGCTTGCAGCCTTGTTGACGTCTCCGTCGAGAGACTGCAGCAGGGAAGCCGAGAAGCTGGTGACCGTCGACATATATTCATTCGCGGAGAGGCCTGCTGTCTTGTAAGCGTTGTCTGCGTTGGCGATGACCGTGTCAGCAGCGGACCCGAAGAGGGTCTCGACGCCGCCGACGTTCTGCTCCAGCTGTCCCACACTGTCGAGCGCGGACTTGCCGAGCTGGGCGATGCCGTCCACTGCCTTGGTCATCAGCTGGCCGCTGAAGACTCCCAGGGCGTTCTTCGCGATGTCTCCCAGCCCTCCGAGGCCCTTCTGCAGGCCTCCGGAGTCTATGGAAGTGTCAAATTTTAAGGTGCCGTCTGCCATGGCTTGCTATCTCCTCCGAGTAATGCGGCAGGGTTCCCGCCGTTGATCAATAGAGCAGATAGGTCACTTTCGAGCTGCTGCACGTCCTTGGACTCTGGCAGAGCGTACTGGCGCTTCATTCGTTCATAGAACTGGCGCTGGTCCTTCGGCATTTTGTCCGGGAGCTTGACGGTCCGGTAGCCGATGATCTTCATGATCTGCGTGTCCTCCGGCAGTGCCTTGAATAGTGCTCGAAACTGCCACCAGTGGAGTGCCTCCCTGGCCAGGTCGACCCGGTAGGCTTGAAAAAATGCGGCGTAGATGTACTCCGCGTCGTACTCGTAGGAGAAGGAGGGCGGTGTATAGCTGCCAGCGCCTGCCCCTTCCTTCGGCGGATCCTCCCCGCAGCGGTAGAACCAGAACAGCTTCTCGAGGGCCTTCTGGGCCGCCTCAGCGTCCACGAAGGCCGCGTCCGGGAAGTAGAGCTCCAGAGCTGTCCGGAGCTTCTCCAGGTTGCTCAGCGTCGGGTCCTGGATCATCTCCTCGAAGAGGATCCCGGTCCGGAAGTCCGTCTCGATCGGGACGGTCTCGCCGCAGACCTCGACGGAGTCGGGAAGGCCGTCGACCAGCAGGTTCACTGGCTGCCGCCGTTCTTCTTGGCGGCGATGATCTGCTGGGCGCGGTCGCGCTGCATCTTGGCGTTCTGGCGCTGGGTGTACTTGTTCGTGAAGTCGTTGAACTTCTTCTTCTCCTGGTATGCCCAGTTGGTCAGCTGCTCGACCGCCTGCAGGTGGGTCATGACGTTGTGCTCCTTGCCCTGGAAGACCCTGGCAGCCGTCCCCTCGCCGAAGACCTGGTCAAAGTAGCGGTCGACCACCTGGCACTGCTCCAGGTAGCTCGCGGCTACTGTGTCGTAGTGCTTGGCCTTGCACATCTGGGACTCTGCCAGCATGTGCTTGGTCGCCTCCTCGTATGGCCCGATGAAGTCAGCGTCCATGAGATCGCCCTGAAGTTCCACGCCGTTGATCGTGATGTTCATGTTTTTCTCCTCTGGTCAGTGCATAAATGAAAAATCAGCGCCCGGCTGCACTGTTAGCCGAGCGCCGTCTGGCCGTCCCTGCCCGTCATGGGTCAGTCGCTCGTCGCCAGCTGTCTGCTATTGTCAGCCCGTGGTCGTAGAGGCCGAGGCCGTCTGGTCGTACTTGCCCTTGAAGTCTCCAGCCGTGAAGACCTTGTTGACCGTGTCGAACTTGCCCTGGATGGGATCGCCGACCGCGTGGAGCGTTCCGCTGACGCTGATCTTCTCGCCGCCATCGCCCTCGATGTCGCTGACCTCGTTGGCCACGGTGAACTTGCGGGCCTTGTACTCAGCCAGCTCGTCCGTCGGAGTGCCGACCGGGTTGAAGAGATCGACGCGGACGTACTCACGCTGAGCGGAGTCGCCGGTGGCGTGGTCTCTGCCGATCTTGTAGAGGTCATAGATCGCCTTCTGGGAAGGGATCAGGCGGGACTCGTAGCCGAACTCTGTCTCGTAGCCGGTAACGTCCGCGGAGCTGGTCACCTCGTTGATGTAGGTCTCGCTGTCTGTCTGAGCGCTCGGGCTCTCGTTCAGAGAGGTGAAGCCGGTGCCCATGAGCTCGAAGCTGTCGCCTACCTTCAGGTAGTCGGCGATCGTGTTCCTGAGCAGGGCGGCACGGCTCTCGTCAAAGAGCTGTAAATCGAACTTTTTCATGTTCTTATGCCTCCTTGTGATAAATAAGTTCCAGTTGTATCTGGTAGCGCGCGTTCCTCATGGACTCGTCGAACATATAGCCGGGAGAGAGGCAGCGGATCGCCTCCGGATGACAGCCCTCAGGCATATCCGGAAAGTGGCCCGCCCGGTCCTGCTCCTCGACCCAGTTGGCGAAGTCCTCGTAGAAGCTGCTGTTTTCCATGTTCTGCAGCCGGTCGAGTCCGTAGTACTCGCGGCTGCCGATGTTGAACTGATAGCGCCGGTCAGAGCTGCCGTCGATGTATGTCTCGATGACCGGCGTGAAGATCCCGGTCTCGATCGTGTACTCGGTCGGCTCGTCCCCCAGGGCGTCCACCCTTAGCGCGCCATCTTTCAGGAGCGGACAGTCCAGGAAGTAGGCCGCCACGCCCTCGATGATCGACTTGGCCATGTTGTCCTCCTTCCTACTGGTTCATGAGCTTCAGGAGCTGGGCTTTGTTGGCCGTCTTCATCCGCTCGAACCACATGCCGCCGCGCCTTGGATCATAGTCACGGGTCTCTGCCGTCTGATAGTACTGGAAGCGGGCGTAGGGCGCGATGTATTTCACCTCGCCGGAGCCGATGACCGTGCCCATGATGCCGGACCGCTCCAGCGTTCCAGTGCGGTGAGGCACGAGAGGGCTGCAGAGACGCAGCACCTCGCTGTCCAGCGTTTCCTGCTTCTGAGAGAGCACGCCGTTGATCCTCTGCTTGGCGCCGGTGTCCCAGATCAGCCGCACGCGGCCGTTCTTGCCCTGGACCACTGCGTCCTTCAGATTGGTGATTAGTTTCAGTGCCATCATTCACCTCCGATCCGCCAGTGCCTGACCGCGTCGGAGCCCCTCAGCGTGTTGTCCGCGTATTCCTTCACCCGGATCACGTCGCAGCAGGATTCCAGTGCCAGCTTCTGCAGCGCTGGCTCGTCCATCGGATCCAGCCCCGGCAGGCCCTGGGTCAGCAGGACATCACCCTTCTGGATGGTCCAGTGGGCAGCAACTTCCTCATTGCTCAGCAGCTTGTAGGCCGCCTCGCTGACGTAGGTCCTGCCGTCCTCAGCCGTGACGCTGGCCGGGATCCTGAGCTTGTAGCTGATCGCCTCAGAGCGGACGCCTGCAGAGGACCCGGAGCTCCGGGCCTCCAGGTAGGAAGCGCCCGAGAGCTGTGTCGGGAAGTAGCTGTCGCGCCGATCAGCGCCAGGGCGTCTGTTAAAGACAGTCACCTGCACATTCACAGTCATGGCAGCACCCTCCCTTCACTCTGCGGCTGAGCCAGCCGGTCGGCAGCAGGTAGACTCTGATCGCCTCGAAGACCTTCCTGCGAAGTGCCTCCTCGGCCGTCTGGCCATCCTGCTGCTCGGTCACGTAGCTGACGCTGTAGCCGTCGTTGCTTTCACTCTTCAGGCCAGCAGACCCGCTTGCGCGTTTCTGGCTGTCCTCCTGGATGACGTCGGCAGCCGTGCAGACCGCCTGCTTCACCCGGTCGTCCTCAGTTGCGAAGATGTCGCCGTTCAGGTAGGTGAGGTAGCTGATGCACGCCTCAGCCTTCCGCTCAGCGGCGGCATAGGCGGCCTCCGGCATTGTGCCGCCGAAGGTCTCCTGGTAGTAGCTGTAGTCAGCGTACATTTAAGCCGCCCTCCTTCCGTCAGTCTCAGGCGCCTGCTGCAGGCGTAAGCACTGCGAACGGGAAGCGCTTGGTCTTGTCGCCCTTGAGTCCGTTGACCGGGTTCGGGATCTCCCAGCCGAGTCTCATGACTGCACGCAGGGCGACCATGTCGTTCTGCATCAGGTTGTAGGCGATGGTGCCGTCCGCGTTCTGGACCACGCCCTCGGTGAAGAGCTTGAAGGTGATGTCCTTGCGGATGGAGTACACGAGCTGGGAGAAGTCGCCGGAGATCAGCTTCGCAGCAGAAGCGTCGAAGGCGCCGTTGCGAGGGAAGCGGATGGCGGAGCCGTCCAGTGTGTAGTTGCCAGCCTGCTGCATGGAGCTCAGGAAGAGCGGGCGGTCGTTCTTGTCCTTCAGGTCTCTGAGCTCAGCGCGGAGAGAGATGTCGGCGATGTGGCCGCTCACGAAGTAGCCAGACTCCTCAACCTTGGAGATGACGCCGGACTTGCCGAGCGTGTCAGCGTAGAGGTCGCCGGTAGAAGCGACGGAAGCGCCTGCAGTCTTGGCCGAAGGAACAAGTCCCTCCCTCCAGTTTGCGGGCTTGCCGGTGCCGAAGAGGATGGCTTCGTCGATGACCTTGCCGAAGGCTT